TTATCAAATACATCAATATATAGGTTAGCTAAAAAATATAATTTAAATGAAATAAGATCTGAAAAGAAACAAAAAGAGTCTAAAGAACTTAGTAAAAATATTTATGAAGATTATAAAAATGGAATAAAAATTAATGAATTAGTTAAAAAATATAAACTTACAGATAAAGCAATTTATTTTAGAATTAGTGAATTTAAAAAAACGTGTAGAGACTAGACCGTGGGGTCGTAGGAAGGAAAATGAGCCACCTTTCGAAGTGCCACCCACCTTTAAATAAAGGTGAAGATATAGTCCGAACTATCGGAAACGATAGACTTATTCGTGTATTTGGTGTATGTTTGGTTGCCATTTAGAGAAATCTCCTAATCGTTTTGAGAGAATGAAAAAAACACATCCAAAGCAATACAACTATTGCATTAACAAACTGAAACTAGGCGAGGTATTAGACTATATAGGAGTTAAATATTAGGAGGATATATGGAAAAATTCAATGCAGAGATAAGAAGAAATTTTCGAGGATTGTATAACATCTATATAGACTGGCATGGAGATAAATTAATAATGTCAGAAAAACATAAGATACTAGAGTTTGACAATATCGAGAAAGCAACAGAGTACTTAGAAGATAAGAAAAGAATTATTTTAACAGAGGTGATGGCTTGATATTAGCAAGATACAAAGAATTAGTCGAACTGGCTAAGAAATACATAGAAAAGGGATATAAACCTATTGATGCGATTAAATTAGCTGAAAAGGAATTGGAGGGACGATATGAATAGAGAAATTAAGTTCAGAGGATATGGGATAGCAGAAAAGAAATGGATGTATGGTTATGGATTACATGAAGTAATTTACGGATATGAAAATGAGGAAACAAAAGCTACATGGTTAACTATAGATACTAAAAATATATCTATGGTTCATGACGAAAGCGCTGGAGAATATACAGGATTGAAAGACAAAAATGGAGTAGAAATATATGAAGGCGACATAGTAAGAAGACCTGCTTATAGTGAGGAAGAAAGAGATTATATAGGAGATATAGTAGGATTATATCATATACCAGAAAAAATTGGAGAAGTTATTATGTATGAAGGTGCATGGTGTTTAAAATTCGAATTAAATGAAAAAAAAGTCTTAAATCCATTTTTTGAAATGATGGAGTTCGATAGATTTGATTTGATTGAAGTAATAGGAAATATATACGAGAATAAAAACTTATTGGAGGAAAATTAATGGAAGAAGTAAAAATCAGAGTATGGGACAAAGAAGAAAATAGAATGATAAGTGGTGATAGATTTGCTTTTGAAGAATATGCGCCTTTAAACGATTTATTTAATAACAATTCTAAAAGATTCGATTTTATGTTATATACAGGTTATAAAGATATTAATGATGTGGAAATATACGAAGGAGATATAATAAGATTAGAAGGAGTAGACGATAGAGAAATAGGTTCAACGTGGGAACATATAGGAAAAATAGTATATAAACGAGGAGCATTCTTTGTTTGCTATTTTGATTATTATGCAGATGGAGATGAAGAATTGATATGTGATGCCCAAGTTGAATTTGGTACAGTTATAGGAAATATATACGAAAATAAAAACTTATTGGAGGAAGATTAAATGGAAGAAGTAAAGCAAGCATTACTAACAATAAAAAAAGAATGCAGTAGCAATGAAGATTGTGAAGGTTGCTCAATATCTAAGGTATTAGGATATAGTTGCCAAGAGGTAGCTATTCCAGAAGAATGGGAAATAGAAAGGGAAAAAGATGAATAGAGTAATAGCAGATGCAATAATTATAGTGGTTATTGGTGCATGGATAGTGAGTAAATTATGCATGTAAAATATAAATAATTGACATAAAAAAAGGAATGCTTTCACATTCCGACAAATTCCTTAATAATATTATAACAGGAGTGTGGGAGCATGGCTAGTAAAACAATAGAAAAAGATAAAACATTTTCAGATGCAGAAGGTAAGTTATACAATTATAATTCTATGAAAATAGAATTAAACAGTCTAAAAATAGATTTAGAATATTTAGAAATAGATTTGAAAGAACAGGACAAACAAATAACATAAGCAATACAGTTGAAAATGAAGTACTTGCAAAAGAGAGACAGATAATAGAAATAGAAAATAAGATACATAAAAAAGAGAGACAAATTAGAAAAATAGAAAATGCACTAGAGCTGCTAAAAGAAGAAGAGAAAAGACTTGTTAGCTTTAGATATTTCTCTAATAGAAAAAAAGCACCAAGCTGGTTAGATGTAGGAGAAGAAATAGGTTACTCAGATAAAAAATGTAGAGTTATGAGAAATGACATCATAAATAAAATAAAATCACTTATATGATTTCCGTAAAAGTTCCGTAAAGTTACCTCATAATTTCCGTAAAAGTTCCTTTTTTTTACGGAAAACTATAGTATATTTGTATTATAAGAAAATATAAAGGTTGTTTCTTTACGAACTCTTATTAAGTTGTCAAATAGCTTGGTAACCTATTTGACTAGTATAATTGCTACAGTTTTTTCTTTTTAAAACATTGGTTTTTTCTTAGCACATAGAACATGTGTCCCTCTTTAAGTATTAAATTAACAACTTGGTTTATTGACAGACGTGGCCGAGGGTGAAACCTCGGTAATATGCAAGTAATGGAAATCGCCCCCAACGATGTAGGTTCGAATCCTACAACTTGCTAATCGTTAAATGTAATTACTATCATACAACAACAGAAACAGATTTTAATCTCGTACTCAATTTGAAAAGGAGCCCATGAAGGGCTCTTTTGTTGTGTAAAGAAAGAGTTGATCTAAATGAGTAGAAAAATATTTCAAAGAAAAGAGTATTCAATTTATAGATGTAGTGACGGATTTGTTGTACATAACACAAACAAGAAATTTGAAAACGGACATACACATGTAAATAATTTTTACAAAGCTAAGATACTGGTTATTATGGCTATAAAAAGAGAGATTGACGATGAGCTAAGTAAAAGAGATATAGAAAGTCTTATTAGATTAACAAATGATAATAGATATAGAAATAAATTGATAAATAAATTAGAAAAATAACGAGGTGGTGATGCATGGCAAGAGCTAGAAGCCCAAGTAGAGACAAAGCTCTCGAGATATATAAACAACATAATGGGAATATAACTAATAGAGAAATTGCTAGTATGCTAAATGAAGATGAAAAAGTAATAGCAGTTTGGAAAAGTCGAGATAAATGGAACAAAGTCGTACAACAATCAGAACAAAGTTGTACAACAAATAAAATAGATGCAAAAAAAACTAGGAAAGCTAGTAAAAAAGCTAATTCTAGATTAAAAAAAGAATCTTATCCCTTACAAGCAAGGCCAAATAATAAAAACGCGGTCACAACAGGAGAATTTGAAAGTATATTCTTTGACACTTTAGAAGATGACGAAATTAAATTAGTTGATAGCATAGAGATAGAAAAAAGAAATTTACTAATTCATGAAATTCAACTACTGACAGTCAGAGAAAGAAGAATGCTTAAAAGGATAGCTGATTTAAAAAACAAAGAAATTACATTAAAGTCTTACAAAACAGGCATTGAAAAAGATGCGGATACAGATCTTAAAGAATTTGAAACTGCTTTAAATCAAATCCAAAATATAGAAGAAGCATTAACTAGAGTGCAAGAGAAAAAACAAAAAGCTATTGATTTATTACATAAATTTGATGTAGATGAAGCTAAATTAGATATAGCAGTTATGAAAACTGAACTTGCTATATTAAAACAAGGTGGAGATGAAGGACCTGTCGAGGATGATGGATTTATAGATGCTTTAAATGCGCAAGTTGACGAGGTATGGAACGATGATTAATATCAAGAGACATATTTCAGATTTAAGAAGTAAAGTTAACAAAATGAAATCATCTAGAAACTTAGGCATTAAAAAAGCAGTTATAAAATTTAGCCCTTTCTCTAAAAAGCAAAAAAAGGTGCTGACTTGGTGGTTACCAGCTTCACCTGTACATGATAAAGATGGAATTATAGCTGACGGAGCTATAAGAAGTGGTAAAACTATTTCAATGTCATTAAGCTTTTCTTTATGGGCAATGGAAAACTTCAATGGTCAAAACTTTGGCATGTGTGGTAAGACGATAGGCTCATTTAGAAGGAATGTTTTATTTTGGTTGAAGCTAATGCTTAAATCTAGAGGTTATAAAACAGAGGATAAAAGAGCTGATAACTTATTAATTGTAACCAAAGGAGATAAAACAAATTATTTTTATATCTTTGGTGGCAAAGATGAACGAAGCCAAGACCTTATACAAGGTATAACTTTAGCTGGAGTATTCTTCGATGAAGTGGCATTGATGCCTGAGAGTTTTGTAAATCAAGCTACTGGTCGTTGTTCAGTTGAGGGAAGTAAATTTTGGTTTAACTGCAACCCAGATGGACCATATCATTGGTTTAAACTTAATTGGATAGATAAAAAAGAAGAAAAGAATATTTTATATTTGCATTTTACAATGGATGACAATTTATCATTATCTGAGAAGATAAAAAATAGATATAAATCTATGTATTCTGGAGTATTCTTTAAACGTTATATTTTAGGTTTATGGGTAGTTGCAGAAGGAATTATATATTCTATGTTTGATAAAGAAAAGCATGTTTGTGATGCTACTGAATTTTCATACAAAGAATATTATATATCATGCGACTATGGTACTCAAAATGCAACTGTATTTGGCTTATGGGGTAAAACTACAGATGGTAAGCATGTATTAATTAAGGAATACTACTACAGTGGTCGAGATAAAGGAATACAAAAGACGGATACACAATATGCAGATGATTTAGAAAAGTTTATTGGTGATTATAAGGTTAAGAGAATAATTGTTGACCCTTCTGCAGCTTCTTTTATTGCTGAATTAAGAAAAAGGGGATATAGAGTTCAAAAAGCTAAAAATGATGTATTAGATGGAATAAGACTTACTGCTAGCTTTATGGTTCAAGATAAACTTTTAATTGATGAAGATTGTGTTGAAACATTAAAAGAGATAGCATCTTATTCATGGGATAGTGATTCAAGTAAAGCTGGAGAAGATAAACCAGTTAAAGAATATGATCACAGTATGGACCAAATGAGATATTATTTCTTTACTGTAGTTGGAAATAGAAAAGTAAGAATAAATAATAGTAGATAGAAAGGAGGATACAAGATGCTTAATAGTTATCAAGAGTTTGTTACTGCTGAACTTACTGGATTGTATGGCTCGGCAGTATTACAAGAAATGAACGATATACTAAGACTGTATGACATATACGAAGGTCGAGAAAACTTTATAGACAAGTCAGAAGAAAAAGATTATACACAGACAGAAAAAAGAACAAATCTGATCAAGAAGCTTATAAAAGAAGAATCTAGATTTTTATTCGGTAAGACTCCAGAGTTATACATTCAACCTAAAAATGATACCGATGCTGATAAAGATAAAGCTGAAGAAATAAATCTTTATTTAAATAAAATATTAAAAGATAATCTATTCTCAGAAAAACTTGTAAAAGGTGCTAGAGACTGCTTTATCGGTAAAAGAGCTGCTATTAAATTATATGCTAACCAAGATACAAAAGAGATTAGGATAATGTTTTTGCCTTCACTAGAGTTTATATATGAAAGTGATGAAGAAAATCCTAATGAACTTAAAAAGATAATATTCTTCTATCAAATTAACAAAGAAGTTGAAAAAGACAAGCAACGTATTTGGAAGCAAAAGTATGAAATGATAGATGGAAGATGTATTCTTAACGAAGGCATCTACAATGGTAATGGGATATTAATAGAGCCTATAAATGTAGATGTAGACTTGCAATTAAGCGGTATTCCTTGCTATGTAATCATCAATGACGGACTAAGTGGCGACCCATTTGGAGAAAGCGACGTAAAAGAGCTTCTAGATAATCAGATTCAATACAATAGACTATCAAGTGAAGATGTTGACACTCTTAGAAAAGGTATGGATAGGATTATTTATGGTATCGACATAGACCCAGAAGCATCTGAAAAATTTAAACTAAAGCCTGGAGCATTTTGGGACGTACCAACAGACCCTACAGCAGAAGGGAAACAAGCTACACTAGATACAATACCGACAGATTTTAATTATGGAGACAAGATAGAAAATTCTCTAAAACGTATTAAGTCAGATATGTATGAGATGCTAAATATACCAATGCTATCAAATGACGAGCTAAAAGGTATGATGACATCAGGTAAAACTATGAAGGCATTGTATTGGCAACTTATTACTAGATGTGAAGAGAAGATGATGGCATGGCGACCAGCTTTAGAGTGGCTAATAAGAGCAATACTTGAAATTACAGAAGTATATCAAATAGAAAAATTACCGCAACTTGATTATACTGTTACAGTAGAAAATAACTATCCTTTACAGGAAGATGAAGACGAAGAAAAGACATTAGACTTGCAACAAGTAAATGCACAGGCTATGTCTAGAAAAACATTCATCAAGAAATGGCAAGGTGTTACAGATGATGTGGCCGATGCTGAAATAAGACAAATAGCACTTGAAAGAGAAATGCTAGAAGAAAGTTATGTATCGGGAATGAGTGATCCAGTTGAATAATTTTTTCAGACAAAAGAACAAAACAGAAAAATTAATGACTAGAGAAATAAAAAAAGCATATAAGAGAGTAGCAAATAATCTAATTAAAAGATTAGCTCTAGTTAATCCAGATACGATGACATATGACTATTTAAGACAAACTGCTAAGTATCTAGAAAAGGAATATAAGAAGCTTAATAAAAGACTTAATAAAGATATAGAAAAGGCTATTACAAACACCGTAGAAGGCTATACACAAAGTCAAGTAGAATTTTATAGTGATTTATGTAAACCTCTATCTAATAGCTTTGAAGATATGTTTAGCAAAGTAAATAAGCAAGTTTTAGACAATGTTACTACAGGCAAAATGTATGGAGATAACATAAAACTTTCTGACAGACTTTGGAGTAGTCATAAAAAGACTGTAAAAACAATAAACGATATACTTACAGATGGATTTATTAGTGGAAAAGGCAGTAAAGAGATAGCAAAAGACTTAGAAGCTTATGTTAATCCAGATTATTTAAAGGAATACGAAAAGTTTACTATTCATCCTAAAAGTAAAAACAAGGTTGAATTTAATTCATATAGATTAGCAAATACCTATATAAATCATGCATACCAAGAAGCAACAAGGCAAAGTGCTAAGCATAATCCATATGTAGAAAAAGTTGAATGGCTAAGCGGAACAGACGATAATGTATGCGATTTATGTAAAGAACGAAACGGAAAGAGGTTTAAGGTCGAGGATATTCCACTCGACCATCCGTGACCGTTAGGACGATGCACCTTATTACCAGTCATAGAGGAAAATTTAGAAGATATAGCTAGAGAACTTAATAAGTGGGTTAATGGTGGTAAAAATGAAAAGCTTGATAAATGGTTTGAAGCATGGGAGGTTAAAAGATGATAAAGTCCGAAAGGGCTTATTTTTATATATGAAATCAACAAAGAAAGGATTGATGATATATGTTAGTAGAAGTTCAAAAGATTAATAAAGAGGAAATAACTGTTGTAAGTAGTTTAGATGTAGCAGAAACTTTTGGAAAAGAACACTACCATGTTTTAAGAGATATAAAAGAATTAGAATGTAGTGAAGAATTTAGACTATCCAATTTTGGAGAGTCCTCTTATAGAAATAGTCAAAATAAAAAGCAACCTATGTATTACATGACAAGGGATGGATTTACATTATTGGTTATGGGATATACAGGACATAAAGCTATGAAATTTAAAGAAGCTTACATAAAACAATTTAATGCTATGGAAAAACAACTAAAAGAAAAATTAGTAGAAAGACAAAAAGGCATAGCAGTACGACAAGCACTAACTAAATCAATCCAACAATCGAGCGAAAATGAGAGAATGCATGGACATGCTTATTCAACATACACGAATTGCATTTATAAAGTTATATTTGGTAAAAATGCTAAACAGCTAAGAGAAGAATATGGAATAGAGAAGAAAGCTAATCCTAGAGATTATTTTAACTCAGAAGAATTAAAAGCTGTACAATCCATGGAATGTTTAGTAAGTGGATTAGTAGATTGTGGATGGGATTATAATAGAATAAAAGATTTTATACAACAAACTAATACTAAATTATTAATATGCTAAGCTCAAGAGGGCTTATTTTTATGTCTTTTTTTAGTTTGTAGACGTAAAAGAATAAACTAAAAACTATATTCAAGAAACGGACTTGTAAAAAGTGTAAATATAGGAGGAAATATGGAATTTAAAGAATTATTAAAAGCACAAAGCTTAACAGATGAACAAATAAATAACATTACTGCAAAGATGAAAGAAGAAAAAATATATACTACATCTTTAGAAAATGCAGACGAAAGATATACAAAGTTAAAAGGTCAAAAGGCTGATTTAGATGAACAAATAAAAGCTGCAAATACAACTATAACAGAGTTGAAGAAAAATAATAAAGACAATGAAGCATTGCAACAAACAATACAAGATCATGAAGCTACAATAGAAAATCTGAAAAAAGAATCAGCACAAAAGGATTTTAATTATGCATTAGACAGTGCATTAAAAGACAATAAATGTAAGAATGCTAAGGCTTTAAAAGCTTTACTTGATTTAGACAATATAAAATTTAATGAAGGTAAATTAGAAGGCTTAGAAGGACAATTAACTGCATTGAAGGAAAGCGATGGATATTTATTTGATACATCAAATCCAGCTCCAGGTAATACTGGGGGAACAGGTAATCATCCACGAGTTGGTGGAGGTGCTGGAGAAGTAACAAAGGCAGATTTAATGAAAATGCCTTACAGTAAAAGAGTTGAATTTTTCAACAACAATAAAGAAGAATTCAACAGATTAATGAATGAATAGGAGATGATTGATATATGGCAACAACAAAATTAGCAGATATTATAAACCCAGAGGTTATGGGTCCAATGATAGGTGCAAAAGTAGAAGCACTTTGTAAAATAACACCGTATGCAAAAGTTGATACAACATTACAAGGTGTTCCAGGGGATACAAAGACAACACCAAGTTGGGAATACATAGGAGATGCAGAAGATGTAGCTGAAGGTGAAGAAGTCGGAACAGTAGGATTAAAAGCTGGGTCAACTACTTTTACAATAAAAAAAGCTATGAAAGCTGTATCTATAACTCAAGAATCTATTAATAGTGGATTAGGTAATCCAGTAGCACAAGCTGAAACACAATTAGCAAAATCTATAGCACAAAAAGTTGATAATGATGTATTAGATGCTGCTTATACTGGAACTAATAGAGTAGCTGGAGGTACATTAGCTGTAATATCTTACAGTGGTATAGTTGATGCAGTAACACAATTCGAAGATGAAGAAGATGGAATAGAAAAGGTTATGTTTATACATCCAAAACAAGAAGCAACATTGCTAAAGGATTCTAACTTCTTATCAGCTGATAAATTCACTGCTGGAGTAGCAGTAAACGGAGCTATAGGTAAAATAGCTGGTTGCTGGGTTAAAAAATCTAAAAAAGTTATGTTAGTTCAAGCAGAAAAAAATGATAGCGGTACAGTTGAAATATCATCAAGTAACTTAGCGGAATATAAAAAGAAAACTTTAGATGGTTCTACTTTAAAAGTAGGCGATAAAGTTAATGCAGTGGCAGCAGCTAACCAATACTATTTAAATCCAATATTAAAAATGGAGCCAGATAGTCCTGAAACAGAATATACAGAAGATGAATTACCAGCAATAACAATCTTCCTTAAAAAAGATACTTCTTTAGATCATGAATGGTTCCCTAAAAAACAAATACATGATTTAACAACTGCTAAATACTATGGAGTAGCTAAAACTAACGATGCTAAAATAGTACTTGCTAAATTTAAAAAATAATAGGACGTGATTTAGATGGATGATTTAGAAATGCTAAAGCTAATTTTAAGGGAGAGTGATTCTCCCTTTTTTAGCGATGAACAACTCCAATTTTACGCAGAAAAAAATAACTATGACATAAATAAAACTGCTTATGAATGCCTTCTAGCCAAAGCAGAAGATGATAGTATTGCCTTACCAGGGGGATTAAGCTTGCCGAACAATAAAGAATACTGGTTAAGGCTTGCTAAAAAATACAGACCGAATGGAAGTAAGATCTTATGATAAATAAAGAAAAAATCAAATCGAAAGTTGAAAAAGCAATAAAAAAGCTCCCTTCTTTAGGAGTGGTTAAGCGAGCTTACACAAATGATTTTGGAGAAAAGTCAGACTTACTTGAATTAGTATGTGAAATAGAAGGCTTATATCATGAATCAAATAATCAGTATGGCCAAAGTATAACATTGCAAAATAAAGCAGAGGTAATAAAAGAAAAAAGTATATATTTTTTAGTTGTATACGATGAGACTGCGAAGCTTATACAGAAAGATGACTATATATATATAAATGGCTATAAATATCAAATTAAAGATATTGGAAATGTAAATAAAATGGATATTTATGCGGATATGAGATTACAAGAGGTGAGCTACGATGAGTAATTTTAGCATGAATATTGACGAGTTAATGGATATGTTAGAACAAAAAAGAAATAGAACAAAAGCAGCGCTTGAAATATATGCTAATAGCTCAGCTACAAAACTTCAAAATCACGCAAGAGTAAATAAACCTTGGACAGATAGGACACATGATGCTAGAAATAGACTTAATGCATCATGGGAATGGAAAAACGAGAATGTATTAAGTATTGCATTATCACACGGAGTTAATTATGGGATATATCTAGAAAAAGGAACATCACCACATGTTATAACAGGGAATCCTTGGTTGTATTGGCAAGGAGCTAGTCATCCTGTTAAAAAAGTCAATCACCCTGGTACAAGACCTTATCCAATTATAATGCCAACAATAAATGAAATAGGTCCACAGGTTATGTCTGGACTAAGTATACTTCTAAGGTAGGTGAGGTTAATGTTTCAGGATTTATATAGATTTCTTAGAACTGGCGGATTAAAAGTGTACTCACTTGGACAACAGGATAAAATTTGCACAGACCCATTTGTATTGATTTATGAAGCTGGAACAGAAGATACTTCAAGTAGTAAGAATCTAAAAAAAGAAAGCATAGAGTTATGGGTATTTTATCCTTTTAATGAATACTCAAAGGTTGAGGATTATATAAAACAAGTTGAAAATACAATAAAAAAATTCGGCAAACTAAGAAAAAATTATGATAAGTATGCAATAGAAATTGATAATGATATGAAAGCATATTATACAAAACTTTCGTATTTCAGATATGTATATAGAGAAGGAGGTAGATAAATATGGCAGCTACAGTAAAAAAGATAAATCAAATGCCACTATCAGATGTATCATTGGTTAGAGTTGTAACTGAAACTGATATTTTTAGTTTCAAAACTTCTGATGAAATTTCATCAGAAGAAGTGGTTTCAGAAGGCGAAGAACAAACTCTTAAGCTAAAGGGTGAAATATATGCAAATAGAGAAGCTAAAGATACTGTACTTGGTTATGACTTAACTTGCAAAGACAATGTAATGTGTCCTGAGCTTCTTAAAGTTATTCAAGGAGGTACTATCGAATACGATACAGATGGAAAAACTTTTAAAAAATATACAGCGCCACCAGTAGGACAAAATGCATCAAAAACATCGTTTGATGTTGAAGTTTATTCTGCAGAAGTAGGAACAGATGGAGACACTGGAAACTTTTCAAAAGTGACATTCCCAAGTTGTAAAGGAAAATCAGTGCCTTTAAGTTTTAAAGATGGTGAATATTATTCAAATGAATATACTATTCAATCAAGACCAGAGAAAGGAACTGCACCTTATACAATAGAAAAAGTAACTGCTTTACCAAATGATACAGTATCAGAATGAACAAATGATATAGAAGAAAATAAGATTGTAGAAGAAAATAATGTTATAGATGAAATAGACCTCTCTAAATAATTTTAGAGGGGTTTTTATTATGAAAGGAAATAGATAATGGAAAATTTACAAGTAACAAGTTTAGAAAAATTAAAAAGAGTAAAACAAACTCAGATAGTAAGTTTAGGTAAGTTTGAAGATGGAACAGAACTTATAGCTGAGCTAAAAAGACCAGATATGCTAGCTTTTATAACAGAAGGTAAAATACCTAATACTCTTTTACAAGAAGCAGCAGAAGTATTTAACGGGAAAACTGAAACTGTAAACAAAGCTACTATAGATGGAGATGTTACAGCGCTAAAACAATTAGGGGAATTATTAGAGTTTTTATGTGAAGAAACATTAGTAAATCCAAAGTATGAAGAAATAAAAGAAATAGGTTTGACATTGCCACTAGAAATGAAAACAACAATTCTTACTTATGTTCAAGCTGGGATTGATGGTTTAAAAAGCTTTCGTAAAGAGCAAGAACGTATTGAGGATAATCAATCAGTCGGAGAAATATAGAAGATTACCAAGTGAAATAGCAAGAATAAAAGATGAATACGTGGCTTTTTGTTTCGATGAAGCCTGTATGTATATATCAAGCCAACTTGAAGAAAAGAAAAAGCCACGATGGAGTGAAGATCTAATAGACCAAGAAACAGGAAAGAAAAAAACATTTATATCAGAAGCATGGAAAAAGCAAAGAGAGGAGGGTAAATAATGCCAGATACAAACTTAGGGACAGCGACAGGGTATCTAAATCTCGATATTCATAACTGGAATAATGCATTAGATGATGCTAGAGAGAGTTTAAGGGAGTTTGAAAATAGTTCTAATTCTATGGGTGATACGTTAAGAAATACACAACAAGCTACAAATGGAGCAAGTGATGCATTACGAAACACGAGTGATTCAGCCAGTAGAGCTAGAAGTGCTTTTGATGGTGTTAGACAGGTAAGTAGTAGTACGAGTGATGCTTTTGATGATATTACAAGTTCGACATCTAGAACAAGAGATGAATTCAGTAGAACAACTCGAGAAGCACAGAGATTTGAAAGGCAAATGCAGAGATTAGAATATCAACTTGGTGGAGAAGTCCCACAAGCTACACGAGAGGCCTATCAAGAAATGTATAGACTTAGAAATGAACAAAGAAGAGCATCGAGAACTTACGGAAGTTATTCTAGAGAAGCTATGCAAGCAAGAAATGCGATGACAGAATTTGCATTAAGTCTAGATGATAATACATTTAGGCAAGTCTACATGAGAAGTCAATTAGGACTTACAGAGGGGCAACTTCAAAGACAAGCTAATAGTATACGACTTAATGCGAGAATGACTAGTTTAATGGGAGACCAAACTCAAATTCTTACACAACGTATGCAAGGTTTACAGGCACATGGAATTAGACCAGAAATGTTATTACCAGCATCAACTCCAGGACAATTCCGATTATTAAGTGAAGCGATGAATTTAGGAGTTTCGCCACTAAATCGTCTATCTGCAGGATATAGAACGTTAGGTGGTAGAGTTGAAGGAGTTATAAAGAGATATTCAGCTCAGAAAGTAGCAGTAAGACTTGCACAAGGAGATATGACGAGATACGGATTGTTAATGAGAAGTTTGACTACTGGTACTGCTAATCTTGGACTTGCAATTCCAATTGTAGGAGTTGCTGCAATTACCGCATATGGAACTTTATTTAGTGCAGCTATGCAAGCAGATGAAGGATTGCAAAAGCTATGGGATACTACAAAAAACAAGTTAGCAAAAGCGTTCGAACCTTTGATAGAAACTGCAGGGCAAGTTTTAGAAGTAGGCATGAAAGTTGTTGGCGTTATAGCCGACTGGGTTACAAAATTCAATGAGGCACATCCAATAATCGCAAAAGTAGCTAGTGTAGTTGCCTTGTTAGCACCAGCAATGACATTATTGTTATTACCTCTTTCTATGGGTGCTGGATTATGGAATGGTTGGATGGTTGCCCTCAATGGTGCTTGGACTATGATTGGTGGAGTTGTCACAATGATAGGGACTGCTACATCAACCTTTTTCGCATTCGCTATACCAATTGCAGCGGTAACTGCTGGACTTATACATCTTTACAAAACAAATGAAACATTTAGAACTACCGTGAATAATGCTTGGCAATCGGTAAAAGAAAAGGCAAAGGATGTATTTGGTACACTTGAAAAGTATTTTACAGAAACTATTCCAAATGCATATAAAAAAGGTGGTATAAAAGGAGTTATAGATCAATTTGCAGATACATTTAAAAGTGGATTAGATAAGGTAAAATCATCATTACCTCAATGGCTAGAAAGCGGTAAAAGTATAGCTAGCAACCTAGCTCAAGGGATTAATCAGAATTTACCAGCTTTACAGTCAAAAGCAAGCGAAATAATATCAAACTTAGTAACTGGAATCTTGAAAGTAGCACCGAAATTAATAGAAACAGCAGGACAATTAATCCAAGCATGGCTAAAAATGTGGAGTAATAACGTAAAATTATTTTTAGATGCTGGATTTAAACTGCTTGAAATGATTATGCAAGGTATAGCGCAAGCATTACCGACATTAATTGAAACTATAGTAAATGTTGTATCTACAGTAATAAACATCATAGCCGAAAACCTGCCAAAAGTAATTGAAGCAGGAGTATACATTATAACTGCACTTGTAAATGGCATAAGTCAAAATCTACCAGCTATAGTTGATATAATAACAAATACACTAAGTTCTATAGTTAACATCATATTAGAAAATTTACCACTAATTATAGAAGCTGCAGCACAGATTATAACAACTCTAGCAGTTGCATTAGTAGAAAATTTACCAACATTACTAGAAGCTGCAGTAAAATTAGTTATTGAAATTGCTAGATGCATATTAGAAAATTTACCACTAATTATAGAAGCAGGTATTCAACTTGTAATAGCATTAGGACAAGCAATAATACAAGCATTACCACAGATAGTAGTAGCAATTGGAGAATTATTTGTCGGAATATTAGAGGTAATAGGTGAAGAAATAGGAAAACTAGGTGAATTTTTATTAGGCAAAGCTATGGAAATAGTTTCTCAAATTCAAAGTAAAATATCAGAACTATGGGAACAAATAAAAGTAACAGCAATGGAAAAAGCTCAAGAGTTATGGCAATCTATAGAACTATGGGCAAGTAACACATACAACAGTGTATCCATTTGGATTAGCAACTTAATAACATCAATAGGAACTTGGTTAAGTGGTTTACCTGAAAAGATAGGCTACATATTAGGATTTGTATTAGGAGCTATAACTAGTTGGGGAATTAATACATATAACTATTTTGCTACAAATATACCTCTATGGATAGAAGCTATAGCAAATTGGTTTTCTCAATTACCTTCTCGAGTGGGCCAATGGCTTACAGATACTTATAATAAAGCAGCTCAATGGGGAAGCAATATGTCATCGAAAGCACAAGAAACTGGTAGCCGATTTATAAGTGATGCAATAAACTGGTTTCAACAATTACCAGGTCGTGTATGGAATTTCCTAAGCAATACTTACAGTAAGACTGCTACATGGGCATCACAAATGGGGGTAAAGGCTCAACAAGCTGGAAGTCAATTTGTAAGTAGAATTGGAAGTACATTGTCAGCATTACCTGGCCGAGTATGGTCGTTTTTATCTAGCTGTATATCGAAAGCAACTAGCTTTGCATCGCAATTTGGTGCAAAAGGACAAAAAGCTGCATCTGATTTTAAAAGTAAAATAGTAAGTGGAGTTAAGTCTATCCCAGGACAAATGGCAAGCATAGGTAAGCAGATAGTCCAAGGTATATGGAGAGGTATATCAGGAGCTGGAAGTTGGTTAAGAAGTCAAATATCTAATTTTGCCAGCGGAGTTGTAAAAGGATTTAAGGCAGGATTCAAGATAAACTCACCTTCTAAAATCATGCGAGATGTAATTGGTGTTGGCATAGTAGAAGGTATCGGTGTCGGAATAGACCAAGAAGAAAACAGTTTACTTGGAAAAGCTAAAAATCTAGCTAATAGCGTAGTCAGTGTTATGAACAATAATGCAACTGCAATGGATTTAGTAGGAACTGCTAGAGGTTTAAGTGGTAATGTTAGCGCTGTAACTCAAACAACACAAAATAATACAAGTAATTTTGCTAGCTTATTACATATAGAAAACTTAACTATAAACGATGATAAGGACATAGAAACTTTAGCAAATGATTTAGCATTCTACCTAAAAAGAAAAAATGTATTAACAGTATAAGGAGGTGTAGAAATGGAATTTATGGAATATAGAGATCCAATAATTTTGTACTTAGACGATAAACCTAGTACAGATTACGGAATAAAGGTGTATGAAAGTAATATCCTTTCTGCACCTTCTAAAAGGTTAGAATTTATTGAGATAGAAGGAAGAGACGGAACATTAACAGTAGACAATGGATATGAAGATTTTATACTAAAATTAAGTTGTGTACTTGTAAACGAGCATGACGAGATTGAAACTACTCCAGCATTAGCAAGAAGAGCAAAGAAATTTCTTCTTAACGGAACAAATAGAAAAATACAATTAAGCGAGGATATGGATTACTATCTGTTAGGGACTTACAATTCTGATATTGACATAGAAGAAGCAATTGAAAACTTTGGATTGTTTCAGGCACAATTTAGATGTAAACCTTATAGATTTTCAAATAAAAGCAAAACAGTAGAAATAATTACTAAAAATACTATAATAAAAAATGATGAATATAAAACTAAACCTGTTATCGATGTGTATGCAACAGGAGATATAACTCTTAATATAAATAATCAAGAAGTGATTTTAAAAGCCTTAGAAGGGCATATACAACTTGATTGTGATTTAATGAATGCAACTACTATTAATTCACTTGGAAAAACAGTAAATGCAAATCATAAAATGTATAGTGATTTTCCAATATTAGAAGAAGGTAATAATAATAATATAACTTGGACCTTAGGAAGTGGAGCTAGTTTTACTAAAATAATAATAAAATACAGATTGGCGGTGATATAGTGATACCAAGAATTTATGATAATAGTTTTACAGCATATGAAAGTAATGGATTAGGTTTATTGGTAGATGCTATATCTTGCCAAGTTGAGGAAGAATCAAACGGGGATTTTGAGTTAACACTTGTATATCCTTTCAATGGTTCTTTTTTTTATGCATTAAAACAAGATAATCTTATAAAAGCTGATGCATCCGATACTTTAAAAGGTCAACTTTTTAGGATAGATACAATATCAAAACCTCTAAATGGCCAAGTGACAGTATATGCAAAACATATTTCATTTGATTTAGCTAAAAATTCCTTAAATGAAGATGTAAATGAAAAAAATATAAAATGTGAAAATGCTGGTAAACATATGCTTCAAAAATCTGATGCTGACAGTAGATTTTCTATTGAAAGTAATATAGAGATGCTTGGTAACTATAGCATGGATAGAAAAACAGATTGTTTATCTGCTATAGCTGGAACAAGAGGTTCTCTTATAGATACATTCGGTAATGGTCCTAAGCTTCTTAGAGATAACTTTACAATATCCGTACTTAATAGAAGGGGTAAAGATGATAACACTCTCATAGCTTATAAGAAGAATATTACAGGATTTACATTAGAAGAGGATTACTCAGAAATAATTAATGTTATAAAACCTTATGCAACAGTTACAGATGAAGAGGGTAACGAATCTCCTATATACATTGACGAAATAGGAGTAAAATCATCTAGATATGTAGAAGGCGATATAGTAAAAAGTCAATGGATGGATTTTTCAGACAAATTTGATGAAGATGAAAAGCCGACAAAAGAAAAACTTAAAAACCTAGCAGAAAAATATTTCAACAACAATAACTGTGACCTTCCTAAAATGACTTATAAAATAGAATTTCAACCACTTAGTCAAACTGAGGAATATAAGGAAGATGGATTATATGAGTTAGAACATATAGGCATGGATGATAGTGTATATATAGTTAACAGTAAATACGGAATAAGAGAGCAAGCAAGAGTGATTAAAACAACTTATAACGTATTAGCAGAAAAATATATATCTATAGAATTAGGTGATCCAAAGACAACATTAGGAAGTATTATAAATAAATCTAATGATGATACTGTGACAAAAGATGAAGTAAAAGAGATTATAAAAAACAATAAAAAAGATTATCCTAATACATTGCCAGCAATACCCGTTATAACTATAGATAGAGCTGGATTTAAGACAGTTTCTCTTAGTTGGGAGTATGACAATAAGCCTTATTATTCTTATGAGGTATATGCAAGCCAAGAGCAAGGATTTACACCTAATGCTTTCGACTTAATTTTTAAAGGTCAAGCAAGTGCATTTTTACACGAAGTTGAATGTGCACAAACTTGGTATTACAAAGTAAGAGCTGTAAATACTTATGGAAATGCTACGAATTTTTCAGAAGAAGTTAGCGCAACAACTACAAAAATAAGTGATGCTGCGGAATATTTCCAAGAAGCTGCAATAGAAAGTGCTTTGATAGGTTCACTTAATGCAGATGTAATTAATGCTGGAAAACTTAAAGGTACTTTTATAGATGCTAGAAATCTTACTGTGGAAGATGGAAACGGAAATGTAACCTTTTCAGTAAGTAGTGATGCAATTGTAAGAATGATACAAGGACTTATAGATATTTCAGATGAAGGGATAAGAATTAACTTACAAGATAGTGAGAGTAACATTGTAGGTTATGTTATCTATGATGGCCAAGGTGTTCAAATATTTACAAATAATGACGAGCCTATAAGTTCATTTCATAGAGAGGGAGCTTATACAGAAAAATTAGTTACTGACAAGTTGATATGTTCTCAAGTTGTACAAATAGCTGATTTTAATGGATGTCCTCTTGATTGGTACATAGCACCAACTGCTACTGGAGAAGGTACAGGTAAAGATAAAAATAATAAGGCAAACTCTTTAAAAGATGTATTAAGGCATATAAAACAATATGGATATAAATTTAATAATGTAATTACTATTCATATAGAAGAAAATTGTATATTGAACGAAGATGTAGTTATACAAGACTTTATGGGAACGTTATTTAAAATAGTATTAGGAAAAAATGTTGTCATAAATTGTAAAAAATTTAAAGTAGAAGATTTGCTTAGTAGAATGACAATAGAATATGATGCTGATAAAAGATTAGTAGCTGGAGAAATAACTCAAACAGATTATAATAATTATCCAATTATAAATTTAGTTGATTCTTCTTTAGAAAATTATGTATTTTCAGCATCTAATGTAAATTATGTCGAAATAAAAGGAATAAGATTTCATGGAGTAGAGGGTACTACAGGAATTGGTTCATTTGCTGCTTCTAATATAGTTATAGATAATTGTGACTTTTCAGGAGTAGATAAATGTGTAGTTGCTGATGGGCAAAGTAAAGTTTCACTGGGGTGGAGTTCTGGAAATGTTGAAAAAATTGCAAGTGTATATAATGGTAGTATATTTACTTCAAGTAGAATAATACCAAAATATTCAGATAATGAAATGGTATATGTTTCAGAAAATGCTATATTTATACCTAATACAAACGGTTACACTCAATTTGATACATTATATACTCCTACAACAACATCTACAAGTACAAATATAACAGATAATATTTGTATAGATACTGCTAACTTATATACATTAGTAGAGGGTGAAGGCGAAGAGGATGAACAAACCGTACCAAGAAAAGGATATACAGGGCAGGGCAAATATAAAGAAAACTCAAAATCACATAGAGGGTATATCAAATTACCTGTAAGTGTAATCAAAGATGTATTATCAAATAAAAAAGAATACAATGTAAAACTTAGAATGACAAGACTCAATACGGAACATGGTTACAATAGTAAAACACCACATCCAATTATTAGAGCGGTAGGTGGAAGTAGTGGAACAACAGATTATTGGGACAGTAATATTAAATTTGCTAGAGGAGAAACACAAGATATAACATTGCCTGCATCAATAGTACAAGCTATAGAAAAAGGAGCTACTTCATTAGAATTATTCGTAAATAGCAATCAATTAGAACAGTATTCTTTCTATGGAGATGTAAGCCTTATAGTAGAAGGTACAAATAGTAATCCTGGAGAGGAAGATAAACCAAGTGGTCCAGTAGGTACAGGTGAAACTGCTTATAATGCAACTGGTACAACAACAGCTAATCTTAATGTGAGAAAAGGAGCTGGTGTAAACTATGGAATAATTACAACTCTACCACAAGGAACAACAGTTACAATAGTTGCCAAAGACAATGCCACAGGTTGGTACAAAATAAGTTACAATGGAGCTTATGGTTATGTTTCAAATAAATATATCACTATAACATCAACAGGGACAACAATAGATCCTACAATTATTCAAGATTTCCCATATGCAGATGAAATGGTAGAAGTTGGACTAACATATTGGAGAGTGTGTGACAATGAATATACACAAGGTCAATCATGGTCACAAGGTTTTACCTATAGAAGTGCAAATACTCCGCTTAGTGGTAGCTGTACAGCTGACCAAGACGTTGCCGATTCATTATGGGTAGCAGTTACTAGAAGTGGTAAAACTAGACACTATAAAGCGATAGACTGTAGTACCTTTGCAGGTATGATGACAAAAGGACTTGAATATGTGAATGGGCCATATGCTAATAAAACAAACTTTACTAATTTCCGTAAAAATATATTACAGAAAAGCAGTAAAAAATGGGCATTTAATATGGTGAAGGCAGATGGTACATGGGCAAGAGAGGCTGCAGCTCAATGTGAGTATTTCGATAGAGTTGGTCTTGGAATTGTATATTACAGAAATGTAGATACAGGAAAAACTTACGGAAGCAAAGGCTCAACTGATGATAATTTCTCACCAATAAAAAAAGGGGACTTAATATTCTATTCTAAAAAAGACTCTAGCGGAAATTGGAAACAACCTAATAGATATATGAAGGTTTCTCATGTAGCAGTATGTTATGGAGATAATTCTAGTGGTAAAAAGTCAGTTATAGAATCTACAAATGGAACTACGAGTAAAAACCATACGTTCGATGATGGGACAACAATTAACGCTGGTATAAGAATAGTTTCAATAGCAGGGACTTCTGGGTATGCTGATGATATCGTAATGGTAGTAAGACCTCAACCTAGCCACTATAATGGAACATTACCAGGAGGCGGAACAGAAAGTGGTGGTACTGGTGGAGGTACAACAGGCGATGGAGTAACAGATGCAGGTACAACTGAATATACAAATTGTGTTTCAGAACAAGGTACAATAGACGGCAATAAATATGTATACAAATTAAAGACTTGTAAAATAACAGCTTATGGTGGAGACAGTGGAAGTGCTTGCAATATACCATTGAATTTGGGTCGTACTTGCGGTTCATTCAACCTTCCGTATGGAACAAAAGTCTACATTCCAAGTCTTAAAGGGAAACGTATTACAGACGGAAATGGAAAAACAGTAACTTGTGATGGTATATTTACCGTCAATGATACTGGAGTAGGCGGAACAGACTTTGACCTTTATATGAGTACTAAGTCAGATACAAACGCAGAAAATATCTTTGGAAATACCCGTAGAGAAGATGTTTACATATTAAGTTATGGAAGTGGTTATGGATATGCTTGGAGTTATACTAAATCTTATGAATGGGCATATAAAAATGGCACATTAAGTGCATATAAGGTAGCTTTCAAAGATTACATTAAGTACGGAGGTACATTAATAAACTTCCTTAAATTCAAGTCAGATGATAAGAATATAAGAAATTCAACTTATTGGAGTATATTAAACAGTTAGAAAGGAGTGAAGCGCTTGAGAGATTACAATATAGAAAGCGATTTAAAGCAAGAAAAATTTGAAGTAATAAAACTTGCACAAGGTGATAAGGGAAATAAACTTACTATTAATGTACTTGAAGATGGAAAGCCAGTCAGTTTGACTGGCTGTTCTATTACTGCTAAATATAAAAGAGCAGATGGACAAGTAATAAATGGATCCGTAACAAATATATCTAATAATTCATTTGATGCTGTAATAGATAGTGATATAACAAAAGTATCAGGGCAGTTAAAAATGTTATTTAGTATCGAAAAAGACGGTGTAAAAGTAAGTACATTTTTATTATCAGCAGAGGTAAAGGAAGGCATAGGAGAAAGTGCAGGAGGTTCAACTGGTGGAGGTACAGGAGGCGGAGAAGTAACAGTAGATCTTAGCAATTATTATAAAAAAAGTGAGACTTATAGTAAAAGTCAAATTGATTCGCAATTGAGAGATATTGCGAACAATTTTAAATTAGTTGCAGGCGCTAATAACGCTATAAAATTAATGTTCGGAACAAAAGAACTATCTAGTATTACCATAAATGGTGGTACAGTAGACCCAACGCCAACACCTAATACTTATACTGTAACTAATAATTTGTCCAACGCTAGTACCTCAAATAGTGCTACATCTGTAAAAGAAGGTACATCTTATAGTGCTACCATAACTGCTAGTAGTGGATATAGATTAAAATCTGTAACAGTAATTATGGGCGGTGTAGATATAACAAGTTCTGTATATTCGAATGGTAGAATATCTATATCTGATGTTACTGGAAATATTAGTATAACAGTTACAACTGAATATATTACAAGTGAAATAACAACATATACCATAACTAACAATCTATCACATGCTAGAAATAGTAATACCGCAACAACTATAGAAGAAAAGTCTTCTTATACTGCTACTATAACTGCCGATAGCAATTATAGAATAAAAAATGTAACAGTAACTATGTATGGCACAGATATTACAAATGATGTCTATTCAGGTGGTAAAATAATTATACCTAGAGTTATTGGAAATATTGTCATAACAGTTACTACTGAATACGTTTCAGGTGGAGGAGATGAGTCAAACTTAGACGGACTATTAAAAGATAGATTATTAGTATGGCATGATGAATTTGATGATGCTACGCTTGACACAACAAAATGGAGATATGCAACTCACAATAGTGGAGGTAGTGAACAACAAGCGTACACTGTAGGTAGAACAGAAAATGTAAGAATAGAGAATAGTAATTTAATATTAGAAGCAAAAAAAGACGGCTATGTTAGTGGTTATACTTGGAGTAGTGGACGCATAGACACAAGTGGTCTGTGTGGGTTCAAATATGGAAGATTAGAAGCTAAGCTAAGATATGACGTAGTATCTGGTGCCTTCCCTGCCTTTTGGACAATTGGTACTTGCGCACACTATCCGACAGGAGAAAATATACATGGTGTCAAAAAGAGTCTAGGAACTCAATGGGCGCAAAATGGTGAAATAGATATGTTCGAAGGTAGAGGAACTAAAAGTGAAATTGCTCAAGGTGGTTGGTATAACCAAGATGACGGAAAAGGTAATCAGACTATAATATTCGGTACTAAAAATATTGATGCTTCTCAATATCATGTATATGCCGTAGAATGGACAGAAACAACAATGATTTCATATATAGATGGCGTTGAAACTGGAAGAAAAGATATATCTAATATAGAGTCATGGCATAGACCAATGTATATTATACTAAATATGGCAGTTGGTTCTACAGGTGGATATCCTGCTGATGACTGTACTTCAATGAAAATGGAAGTTGATTGGGTTAGAGTTTATGCACCAGTTGGAGTTACAGAAAAAGAAGAAGTTCAATCTATTACATTAAGTCAAAATAATTTATCATTTAATATGGGTGATGACCCAATAGATGTATATTATTCAGTTAACCCTTCTACAGCTTGGGATAATAACGTTAATTACGAATCAAATAATACTAATGTGGCAACAGTATATGGTTCAAGAATATATCCTGTAGGTACAGGTAATTGTGTTATAACAGCTAGAGCAACTAATGGAGTTACAGCGACTATTAACGTAACTGTAGCAGAAAATGCAAATATAAATGCTAAAAGTATCACATTAAACAAAGATACATTAGAAATTTATAATGGAACTAGTAGTACACTTACTGCAACTGTTACACCTGCTAACCATACTGACAGTGTTCTTTGGAAATCAAGTAATACCGATGTGGCTACAGTAAATAATGGTGTTGTTACAGGTAAAACTAAAGGTATTTGTACTATAACAGCATACTCTAGTGCAGATGCAAGTGTAAAAGCTGAATGTTCTGTAACAGTAAAAGAAGCAGTTCAACTTACAGGGCATACAACAAGTGGATTAACACTTCAATTAGATAGAAATGGTATGACTAGTACAACTTGGAAAAATAAAATAGACAACGTAGCATTACAATGGAAAGTTGCTAATAATAATTCAACTGATATAGCTCCATATATGAAATTTGACGGAAACAGTTTCTATTGGGAAGGAGCAAATTATAAAGACCACTTAACATTAGATAGATTTAGTAATTATTATGATTTTGGAGAATCTCAAACTGTAATACTTGCAGGTGATTTTACGAACGCTAAAAATCCTATTTTATCAAATAAACAAAAATTATCTCAAAATACAAGTTCAGCATATATAAATACAAATGAGGTAGGATATATTGGTGCAGATGGTACTAAATTAGGTTCAATAAATATGACCACTCAAGAATCAGGATACTCAATAAATGGTTGTATAGCATTAAGATACAATAAACAAACTTTAAGAGTAGATGCTGATACTATGCCATTTACAGCAAATACTCCAACAAATAAAAATGTAGTATTATCATCAGCATTTAGTCAAGGAAGTTATCCGGCATTATTAGGAAATATAAGTACAGCTAAAATCTACTTTAAAGTAGTATTAGTATATAATAGAGTATTAACAGATCAAGAAGTTCAAACAGCTATGAGAGCTATAAAAACTTTTTTAAATTCGTAATCTAAAAATATTGCGAACCATTTTGCTAAGTAAATAAAAAGTAAAAATGGTATTTAAACCATCTTATAGTATAATAACTGTAAGGGGGGTGAAAAAGATGTAAAATGTAAGAGGAGATATAAAAACAACTATATATAATTAAAAAAACTAAATCTATTTTTAAAAGGACTGTAGCGGTACAGTCCTTTTTTATATAAGAAAGGAATTTTGCATGAATGATGAATGGTTAAAAGACACACTAAAGAGACACGATGAAAGGCTGCAAAGACATTCTGAAAGAATAGACAAACTAGAAAATACACAGTCTGAAATGGCAGTAAAAATAGAAAATCTATGCAATACCATAGACAAATTAGCAAGCAACTTAAACAAACTAACTTATGCAATTATAACAGCGTTGGTTAGTTTTTTCTTTTATGCAATACAAAATAATTTATTTAAATAGGAGGTAATAAAATGAAATTTAATATTAAAGAACAAGTAAAAAATAAATGCTTTTGGTTATCTGTAGTTAGTTTAGTGGTTTTAACAGCTCAACAATTCAATTTAGACATCATTCCTGATAATTTCCAAGATTATGTCAATTCAGTACTTCCTATATTAGTAGCTATGGGAATATTAAACAATAATGCTACTCCAGGAGTTGGGGAATAAGAATAGGTATAAATACTTTATAAGATAACTGCAAGGTGCTTAGGAGGTCGATAAGAAGGTCAATTTTTTAAGCATCTTTTATTTTTAGAAAAGGAAGTGTTATTATGAACAAAAAATATTTAGTAGCTATAGATGCGGGGCATGGCATGCATACAGAAGGTAAACAATCTGTTCCAATGTCAAAAAATTTATACATAGATGGTGAATTAGTCAGAAAAAAAGGAAAGATCATAAAAGAAAATGAATGGAATAGAGGTGTAAGTGAACACTTATCAGTTGCACTAAAAAGATGTGGTATAGATACAATGTTTACAGCAGATATGACAGGAAAAACAGATATTGCCTTGTCTACTAGAGCAAATACTGCAAATAAAAAAGGTGCAGATATATTAATTTCAAATCACTACAATGCAATAGGAAGCTGTGCAAAATGGCAAAGTAGAGTTAAGGGGCTTCTTGTTTTGAGAACTAAAAATTGTTCTGAAAAATCTATAAAATTAGGAAAATTAGCAGTTAAGCATCTTGAAAAGGACATAGACTATGAATATAGCTACGGTTTAATGCGCGATGTAGATATGAGTGGATTTACATTAGCTATTTTACGTCAAACTAATATGCCTGCAATATTAATCGAGTATGGTTTTATGGATTATGAAAAAGAAGCAAAACTTATGCTAGATAAAAAACACCAAAAAAAATGTGCTGAAGCAGTAGCAAAAGCAGTATGTGAATATTTTGGAGTAACTTATGTGGCAAAAAAGAGTGAAGTAAAAAATACAGATGAGAAACCTCAAGTAGCAAGTAAGACAAAATATCTTAGAATAATAGCAGATAGTGTAAATATACACAGTAATGCAGACTTTAATTCAAGCAGTGTAGTAGGAGAAGTCAAAAAGGGTGATGTATATACTATATCTCAAAAAATCGAAAGAACTGGAACGTATATGTATAAATTAAAATCAGGAGTTTATATAACAGCATCACCAAAATATGTAGAAGTATTTGAAAAATAATGTATAAATATTCCAGATGCAGTCGATACTCTAACAAAGGAGGTAATGACTATGAAAAAAATAATGTTGGAAATAACAGGGCGTATTGCATATCTAGGAATTGGAGTAGCAAGTGCTATATTGATAATGATGTAATGGTAGGCTAGGGGAGTATATCTCAGAAGATAATAAATAATAATAAGGCTGGAGAAATGAATTCTCTAGCCTTTAATGTGTTA